TATACTTCTGTAGTTTGTTAAACCCTTGTTCTTCCATTGCTGCATTGAACTTGTCTACATCATCACTTGGATCACATAGGACCACATGAACTTTATCAGCATGACCTGAATAGATCATATCGAGAAGATTGCGATTAGAGAATCGTGGTATTCCTAAAGAGTCTGTTTTCATAAGCATACATGTATTTTACGATACATTGATTAAATTGTCAAGAGGATTTTCGCCGTTTTGTTCTTGTTGTTTGAGAAGGGCTTTTGCACGTCGAGTACTAGCTTCTTCTTTGTACATATCTAGTGCAATAGCAATTTGTTGCTGGACTTCGGGATTGCGAGACATCCAGTATTTTCGTCCTAATTCTATAATTCTGTTTTCAATTTCAGAATCTGTAAATGTATCTAGATTGTCTATTCTAGGATCAAACATTAGGATAGTATACTAAATTCGCCAATATATTCCATAAACACTGTAATACCGCCGTCAACTGTCCATACATCTACAATTTTAGGACTTGTTGCACTAGTTACTTGGAAGTCACCGTTAGTTAGTGCTGTATTCCAATTGTTTTGGTTAACACGTAATGTACCAGCATTTGCTGCTTCAAATGTAAGTGTTCTTGTAGTACCGTCGTTGCTGTATATAGCTAAACGCATTTTCGCAAATACGCCAGATTCGGGCCAGCCACTTAAATTTAAACGAACACTATTATTATTACGCATAGAAAGTGTATGATAATTTGCAGTACTCCAAAGTATGTTTGCATTATCATTATTATCAATATTTCCAGCGGCAATCATTTTATAACCAACAGATTGTAATACTCCGTTTGATATAGTATTACCTTGCATATTGTTATCGAGACTCTGATCAGTTAATGCAGTTGTTGTAACTGCTTTTTGTTCTAAGTCTTGTAAAGCTGATTTAGTTGCAGTTAAGCTAGATTGTATTGCTGCAAAGTTATCACGAAATCCTTGCGAGTCATTATCTTGACCTGCTACTGGAAATTCTTCATCTATTTGTTCTGGTATAATGTTGTCGCTAGTTGCCATAGTGTTCTCCTACACTTATTTATCTGGGTTATACATTGAATCTATAATTTGCGAAAAGTATATATCTAGGTTGACTTGATATTTCAGTACTGTCTACAAGATATCTATCCATGTCTAAATTAAATAATTTAAAATCAAATCCAGCAGCTTCGATTGCTGCTTTTATAATACTACTTGTTCCAGGTTTGCAGTAACATAAAACAATTGACGGAGTATATCCTAATTCGTTTACACTTCCTTGTTGTTGACTACGCATCCATAAAGGAACAAAACTTCTATTAGTAGCTCCGATTGATCTAATTCTATCTCTCATATTATTAATATTACTGATATATCTTTTACTATCTTTGTTTAATGATACATCAATAGCATCAGAGTCTGCTTTTATAGTATTTTCATATTTGGGGCGAAGTTGAAAGTTATTACCAAAGCCTTCTATAATTTTTAAAATATTATCTTCTGTTCTTCCGTCTAATTCTATTCCTGTACTCCAAGTTAATGATAATTCGCCACTTTCTCTTGTTTCGATATTAAAATCTTCACCTAGCGTGATTACAACATTACCATTTCTAGTATTAACAGAAAATGAAGGTTTAGTTTCATAATCGTAAAACATATTTTTTGGATCATTATTTACAGAATCTATAGTTATATTATTTTTAGTTTTTATGTCAATACTGTTTCGAGTTCTACCTTCTGAAGTATCGCTAGGATCTATTACATCTAAATAAACAACTTCGTATACAACTTCATTAGTTCCTTCACGAGTTGCTTCTGCTGTTTTAAGTTCACCTATTCTATATTGTTTTCTTTTATGATTTTTTGCTGTTGCTGCTACAAAATTATCAATGGATTTATTTTCAATTCCGTAGTACACAGGAACTTTTATATCAGTTTGTATACCGAAGTTAGGATCTCCTGGTCTATAAAGATTTTGCGGAATAAAAATTTCCGGATTAGAAATAAGGTTTGTAAATTCTCTTTTAATATCTTCTTTTAAGAAAGGCTTTAAGTATATATTGCTATATCTTATTATTTCAGGATCTGTAACTGTAATTGAAAATTCTCTTTTTGCAATACTATATTTGTACTGATCTTCGGCATTTACTGTAAATTTATATTGTCTATCAATACTAGTTTCAGTCCCGTCAAATTGAGTTTTATCATTATCAAATGTAGTTAAGCCTGTTATTATGTAGTTAAATTCTTCCCAAAATGCTTCGTCAGTAGAAAAGTTTCCTAATGTACTACTTAAATGCGAACTTATAGCTCTATAAAGTATGCCATTGTATTTAACAACTTGACCTGCTGTATAATTTCTTGCCGGTCTCCACAGTCCGTGATATACGTTTTGTCCGTAAGCATTAACTCTTCCAACTATTTCGCCATCGTATGTTAATTCTAGTCCTGGAGGCAGTCTTCCTGATGCTAAACTATATAAAACACCTGCATTTGTAACATTTGTTGTTGCTTCGACTCGTAGTACACTAATAGCATTAGAATTTAAAATACCTAAATCACTTGGAGTTACCCATACAGTTTCGGAATTAATTTCTCCAAGTATTTTAACAGTAAATGTTTTTAAAGACGAAACATTGTTATCTATATCGTCAGGAGTAAATCTTGTTGCTTTAACTGTAAATGTATAATCTTTAGTAACTTCTGGCTGATAAGGAACCCTACCAGCAATTTCACCATTAGACAAATCTATATCCATACCAGGCGGCAGTGTACTTACAGTTTCAGGAGTAATAACTTCCCATTCAGCTGGTGTAATAGGATTAGGTTGAGTTCCGTTAAAACTATCAGGACCTCTTCCGCTATCTATAAACTTAGGCAATGTTCCAGTAATTTCATATCTACCGTTTGTAATTATTTCTCCAGTAGATTTTAGTCTATATGTTCCTGGATTAGTGCTTTCAACGCTATAACTAATAAATCCTACAGATGTATTTGTGTCAATAACATCAAGCTGTAGTGTAATATAGTTGTTTGCACGTTTAATTCCTAAGTCACCTGGAGTAATCCAAATAGGTGTACGTAAATTTGTGTTGTCTGCTGTAAACGTTCCTGAACCAACTTGTAATATTGTGTTATCTGCTCTAAAAAAGTCATCGCCTACAACAAATATTTTAAACGTTCTTCTTGCAATAGTGTCACCGTCAGTGACATTTACTGTAAATTCATAAAATCTATTTAATTTTTTAGGAGGACGTTCTGTATAACTAAAGTCCCAAACTGCTGTATCATAAAAAAAGCTATCAAAACCGTTTGAGCTTCGTATGCCAAAATCATAACCGCCAGATGTTAAATCATATGGGCTTGTATCATAAAACCCACTTGCAAATATTTCGCCTTTTTCGATTGCTAATAACGGATCAACTATTCCTATAATTCTACCATCTGTTGTAAGCGATGTTCCGGGAGGTAACTCACCGTCACCGTCTTTCATAAAAAATTCTAAAGTTTGTCCGGCAGTAATATCGTCATCAGTAGCAATTAACTGAAAATCTATAGGACTGCTGTCTAAGATATAATACGTATCGTTATTGCCAACAGGCAAATCTCCCGGAGGAGTAACCCAGATTGGTTCGTCCGGACCTAATACTTTTATAGTAAATGTTCTATCTTCTAAAACTTCAGCCGTTGAAGCTCTTAATACAAATCTATAATCAGTAATTCTTGGAACTTCTCTAGGAGTTCCAACTATAGATGTTCCGTCAATTCTGAGTCCCGGAGGAAGTTTACCACTGATAAGTGATATGTTAGAAGATTCTAATACAGGTAACGTTACTTCTGTAGTAATGTTTTCTTCTAACGTACTTAATAATGTGTTTGTAGCTTGTGTCCACAGTAATGCCATAGATCTTTCCTTCTATAACATATTTATCGTTATCATGCCGGTTCTAAAAACCCAAGGTCAACTGTGTTAGATCTATCTTCTGGATCAATTACGCCAAAATCAATATCTATATTATACATTATATATTGGAGTGCATTTGTAGATGTTTGTCTGATATTACCAAAATCAAATCCAGATAAGTACGGTCCAAATTCTCTTACATCATAACCAAAAACTAATCCATCAATTGGTCCATTAAATTGATTTGCAGTAATTGTACCTGCACTAACGATATCATTACTGTTTGCATCTAATGCAGCTGATAGTGTTGGATTGCTATCTCTTGCAACAATGTTTTGTGTATCTAATTCTACAGTTAATGTTTGCCCAGAAACATCAGTAACTACACCGTTACCTCCGATTAAATTCATACTTTGACCACTACTAATAGTTAATGATCCATTGTCAGCAATAATTAACAGTTCGTCTAATGCGTCATCTACATCAAAAACAATAGTAGAATTTGCTTCTGTAACTGTAATGTTAGTTCCGCCTACTAGTTTTTTAAATTCTGCTGTGTTATCTGTTTTTCCTGCAAAAACTCCAACGCCGATTGAACCAATGTTTTCAAATTGTGTTTGTTCAATAGTTCTTAAATCTAAATCTTCAAAGTTGTCGTTTACTTTAATAAATGCTTCACGGAGAGCATCACCAGTTCCGTCATTTGCTATTGTACCTGTATTAATGTATGTTATTGCCATTTACGTCTCTCCGTTTATGCTAGGGCGCCACCTTGCGCTTGTATCCATGCTGCTATTCTGTCGATTGCTTCTTGTGTTGTAGTAGGCGCTGCTCCATTCCAGTTTGCAGGAACGGATGCAGTGTATCCTATTGAACCACCTGTTAAGCCAGTTATTACAGAATTACTAAAATTGATGTCGGTTAAATCTGATATATTTAAACTAGTTCCATTAACAAAACTAACAGTATTACTACCACTACCTATACTAATACCGCCAGTGCCTGTGTCTTGTATGCTCATTATTCCTGAGCTTCTTAAATTTATGTTGGCAGAGTCAAGAGTAAGAGTTGTACTTGATATTAATTCCGGAGTATTTACTTGTGCAAAGGTTCCTGAAATAACACTTGCTGGAATAGTGTTATTAACTGCATCAACTAGCAGTGTTGAATCATCACCAAACACACTACCGTTTACATCACCTGTTAAGGCTGCAAGTCCTGTTACTGTTGCACCTGAAAAGTCTATTAACGAATTGTTAGTAAAATCTATTTTACCACTTGAACTTGTTAATACTAAGTCATTTGAAGCTTCGATTGTAATTCCTTGTGTTCCTGCAATACTAACTGTTGTTGCATTAGGAATATTTACAGGACCACCAGTTAACACGTCAATACCATTTGTGCCGTTAAGTGTAATTTTACTAGAAGAATTAAAGTTATTACAATTTAAGTCAGTAGTAGATATAATATTTGCATCTAATGTATTAATATTAATACTTTTTCCGATACCGTCAATAATTACAGACGAGTCGTCTGCAAACACGCTACCTGTTAAGTCGCCAACAACTTGATTGAGTGTAAGACCTGTAACCGATGCAAATTGAAAATCAACATCACCTCTAATTACGAGCTTGTCTACATCATATAACTCTGTTCCAGTCAATGTATTTAAAAGTCTAAACGATGTAGATCTGATAGTTAGATATGTATCTGTCTTTATGTTAAGGTCATCTGTTGTAACTAAGTTAAAATCAGGAGCATTTAATATGTTAGCATTTATAATGTCAGTATTCACAGTAGCAACATTAAGTTCGTTTGCTAAATGATCTACAATTATTGAACTATCGGCTCCGAACACACTACCTATTAAATCACCAGTGTTTTTTAGCTCAACTGTTAGTGTTCCTCCAGCAACTTCTTCTCTTGAAATATAATCAGGAACATCAGATAAGTCATTAAAAGAACCGGAAGTAGCAATATTCGATAATCCTGTAACTTGTATAGGCAAAATACTAATTTGATTGTTTGATACAAAATTAGCATCGTTTGTTAATTGACTTGTTCTTGATGGAATAAATGGCTTGTTAGTTACATCTGCCCAATCTGCTCCTATACTAGTTGGCTTATTTGTTAAGTCATTATAGTCGCCGCTAAACAGCGTAGGTTTGTTTGACAAATCATTGTAATCATTAGTTTTTGCAACTTCTGCTATAATACCACCGTCAATGCTTATATTCTGCGCACTAACAGTATTAACAGTAAGCGTTCCGGTAGCAGTAATATCAATTGCATTTAATATACTGCTACCAGTTAAGTCTAGATTGTCACCTGTTGGTAGTTCTTGTAGGCTTTTACCTGTTGAATCAAAAACTAACGGAAATTTATTTGCCATTCTTTTATTCCTATTTTACATATTTATCGTAATTAAGATTTGCCTACTAATACTTCAACAATTCCTTTATCACTGCTATCTTTTGCTTCAACTGCTTTACCAATTATTGTACCATACTGTGGATTGTTATCAACAATAGCATACCCTGGTATTGCACTTGTTACAAGTATATCACCTTTAGATACCTTACCAAGAACCTTACATGGAACACGACCTGTTAGTGCTACACCTACAACATGATCGCCTTCTAGTGCGCTGTTCATTAAGTGTGCTGGATTAGTTGTAACTACCCCAGCTACTCTACGATCACCTTTAACATTAGTTACAGTAACTTCTGCGTCACCACCGAGAACTAAAACTGTTCCAGCTTCGTAGTCTGCATCTGCTAGATAGTTTTCAGCTAAGTCAGCGTATTTTGCAGTTGTAGCAGTACCTGAGAATGTGTCACCATATACTGTACTCCAAGTTGATGTTGAACTACCTAGGTTTCTTGTTCCTGATGGTATAATATTACTATCTACTGAACCAGTAAATGTAATAGTATCTGCTGAGTCATTTCCTAAATCAATATTACCGTCAACTTCTAAGTTACCATCAATCTGTACGTTACCATTGGTGCTTATGTTACCGTCAGTACTAATTGATGTACCAGTGGATCCATAACCGCCGCCAAATGTTGCACTAGTTGCTACACCAAGATTTGCATTAGTAGTAATTGCTCCGGTAACTCCTAGCGTACCTGCAACAGTAGTATTACCAGTTGTACCATCTACTAAGAATGCTTGGTCAGTACCGTTAGCTTTCTTAACATCAATATTGCCTCCTGCTGTAATATTAAGACTGCTATTTGTATTAATATCATTGCCTGTTACAGTAAGTGAACCATTGATAGTTGTTGCATTTGATTGTACTACTATTCTTTCAGTACCGTTAGCAATTAACAAAATAGTATCATTGGCTGCATTTGTAAATCCAGTTCCTGATCCTATGCTAATACCACATGAAGTTGCACCTTTTTCGTTTGGTGTTTCGATAAAAGATGTATATAACCATCTTGTTGCTAGAGCACTTGTTTCTTCGGTAGTACCTGCTCCGCCACTTGATCCATAAGTACTATTTTCATGGAAGGAACTTTCACTAGATGAACCAGCAGCAATATCACCAACTTCTACAGTACCGCCTGTGTGCATTACTGGTTTGCTATTTCCAGTTGCTTGAAGAATAATACCTTGTGTAGGTGTTTTAAAAGATAGTACGCCGCCGACTTCGCTGAGTACTTCGTTTGTACTTGCGCTACCAATAATAAGTGAGTTAGCCTGTATGCCACCGCCAGCAGTTCTTCTAGCTATAGTATTACCAGCTGAACCTATACTAATCGGTGTAGTACCGTATATGCCGTCTTCTTGTTTTACTAAAACACTACCAATTAAGTTTACGTTAGGTGTTACTGGATTTACATTACCTATAACTCCTGACAGAGAACCTGTTACACTACCGTTAGCAAATACCGCAGGAAGAGATGTAACTGTATTAATAACATTTACTACATAAATTGAACGTTCTTGGAATACACTACCTTGTACAGTACCTTGTGTTTGTCCTTGTGTTATAACTTCGCCATCTATTGCATTTACTGGTGTAGCAAAATTTAATTTTTGTCCACTTAAAGTTACAATGGTAGAATCTTCAAAGTCTCTATCTTCAAGACCAGTACCTTGTTTAATAATATTTTTAAACGGAATTGTTTCTACATCTCCAATTTCAAAAACTGTACCAGTACCGGTACCTGCACCAGTAGCAACAAATATTGTACCTGCATTACTATCAGCTGCTCCAATTGTTGTAAAGTTCGAGTTACCTGGATCATTAATAGTATATTTTCGTCCTACAACAAGTGCTGTTATGTTAATTGGCGATCCGTCAGTTTCTCTACCTAACACACTGTTTGCAGGAATTTGAGATAGTCTACTAGTGTCAACACTTCTTGGAGCTCTGCCAATAAAGCCTGTATTTTTTACATCAGTTACTGTAACTCCTAAAGCAGACTGAGCTGTTTCTTGTCCATTTGTAAATGTAGTTTTGTTAAGAATATCTGAATTAATTTGGAACTCATCACCTGTTCTAACTACTACAATAACACTGTTTGTAACATTAGCTACTACTTCACCAACTGCTGTTGTCCCTTGATAGATATACTCTCCAGCGGATGCTGTTATGTTTCCGCTTACAGTTAGCTGAACTTCTTCTGTAAAACTCTTGCTATCAAACACTGCAAGACCTCTACTGTCTTGACCTACATCATCTCCAGATCCATATAAGCCTGCACTAGTATCTAGTACGCCTGCTCTATTTAACAGTAGTTTACTTTGTGCTATTGCTGCGTTTGGACTAATTTCTGCGTTTTGAATCACTTCTTGAGAAATTTGGAAGTCAAACTCTGCAATAGGACCTGCTGTTGCATCATCTAATGTACCTTTAATTCTATTAATAGTATATTCAATGTCACTACCTACTGTATTTCTAGCATTTGCAATTTCATCGAATGGTCCTCTTAGAATTGTAGCAGACACATCAGCCTTTAGTGCTGTGCCATATACTTGCTCTAAATTAAAGTCAGCACTACCAGGTGCCAGTTCATATGTAATAATAACAATATTATTACCTGGTTCATTTTCTCCAACAATAGCATCTGTAGTTTGTATAATATCCTTGATTGTTGCATCAATAGTTCCTGTACCATCTGTAATTTCGTCATCAACTTCAAATGTATCAGTACCTGATGCATCTACAGGAACAGTAATTAGAGCTTTCTTCAATCCTGTATAAATTACAATATCGCCTGCTTGTTGATAATTGTATCCTGCAGGAGGTGTTTCACGTAATGAATCAAAACTATCGTTTGCAAGTAATTGTGTATCTACATACGACTTTGTTGCAGCGTCTGTATTACTAGTCGGTGTCGCTAATTGCTTGATTTGGAAGCCGCCCATATCTAGATCGTTTTCCATTGCTGCAGAACCGCTTAGTGGTAAAAACCCTGGTCCTAGTCTATCACCTGGAGGAACTAGTTGATCAGTTTTAGTTCTACCTAAGCGTTTGTTAATGTATTTGACAATAGCACTTTCAACTGGTACTGCACTATCAGACTCGTCAACCATTTCGTCATCAATTGAAAATTCATCAACGGTAACACCTTTTCTAAATCCAAGTTCAGTAGCACCAGTAATACCAATTTCACCACTAAATGTAATTTTACCTTGTGCTTGGTCAACTGCAAAGAATTGTCCAACACGGAAGAAACCATATTGGTCAGTTGACATCCAGAACACACGCCCTTTACGTCTTTCCCAAACTTGTGCTGATGTAGCATTTGGAGTATCCGAGTAGAACGGTGCTAAGTCGTTAACTGGATCACCTAAAATAACATTTGGATAGTTTGAATCGTTAAATGATCCTGTACCAATTTGTGTAAAGTCATGTCCAGTTGCACGACATAATGAAATTTTAACAGTAATTTCTGCTGTGCTATCGATAGGTAAGCCTGCATATAAGATTTTATCGTTTGTTAAGATTCCTGTGCTTAACCCTGTACCACCTGCTGTAAGGTCAGCTACGGGCATAGGGTCAATACTAAGAAGTCCTTGTCCATTGCCGCTAGGATCTGTAGTACCTAAATCGGTATATCCTACAATCTGGTGTGTTCGACCTTCGTATGTAAAAATCATACCTCCTGCATAACCTGTTGTGTTTGCTAGGGTTGGAATAGTTGTTACGTCACCAATGCCGTCACTTACAATATCAAACAATGTAGCTGCACTAGTTGCTGCTCCTGCTTCTGCTGCACTACCAGTTGTGTCTTGTGTGTAACCATTAGCATTTGCTGTACTCCATGCTACTCTTGGTAAGATATAACTTTCGATAATTTCTTTTGCTTTATCGATTGCAGCGATTGTTTCAGCTGTTTGTGATCCGTCGTCAGGTAGTTGTAATACTGTTCCTACATAGTACTTGTTAGCATTTTGTACAGTACTTGCATTACCACCATAAAGCAAGTCCATTGCTACACCACGTACGATAAGTCCAGTATCTCTATAACATTTTCTTTCGTCATATGTTCCAGCAAATCCTGGAAGAGTGTTCACATATGCAACTACTTCTTCTTGTACATAACGCAAGTTACGTGCAATCAAGTCGTGTGCATTAGGATACAGTGTAACACCCGGAGGTTGGTTTCCATAAATGTCGCGAGTTATACGTTCTTCAATAACTGCATTAAAGTCAGGAACATCGTCGCCATCGATTAGAATAGCTATCGAAGTATCGCCTTGCGCACCGCCTTGTCCGCCACCTAGGTTTGTTGAATCTGTATAAAGTTCAATAAAGTCATAAGGTTGATTGAATGTAGTTTGTACACTTGTATTACCTAAGTCGTCACCGAAGTTGTTTGTACCTGAGAATGAAACTGATCTGTAAGTAATATCGTCTGTTTCATCAAAGTTAACCGCAGTACTTGGACGTTCAACAATATTTCCTTTATCTCTAACTTTATCAAAAATGTGTGTTTCGGATGATCTAAATTCTACATATGTTCCGTCTGCTAGTGTATCTTGTAGTGTATTAAAGAATTCTCCGTTTTCACCATTTGTTGTACCAGTCAACTGTAATAGATAAACATCATCGTTATATACTCCGCCTGTTGCTACTTGACTTGTTCTAGCAACAGCACCGATAGAATATCTTAATACACCTATTGCACCACCATGATCAATTTGTATAATTGCGTTAGGTAATGGAGGAAACTTACAATCTGTAAGAGCAATTTGTATTGCACCTTGTAAGTTAGTATTGGTTCCTGAATTATTATATGTAATTGCTTTACCTGGGAATACCATATCATAGCCGTATGAAACCTGATCTGGAATTTCGTTTGGATCAGCACCTTCAGCAACAAGACCAAAGTTACCATAACCGTTAGAACCGTTTAGTGAACGAATCTCTGAACCGTTTTTCGCATAGTACGCTGCTTGACAGTAGTATGTGAACATAGACACCATCTCAGAGAACGCACCATTGTTAGTAACAAGTCCATATCCTAAGTCGTTAATTTGTGTAAAGTCGTTACCAAGCATAGAACGGTTACCAGCTGTTTGCAAGTAAATTGTTCTACCAATATTACCTCTATTTTCTTCAAACTGTGTTTCGTCATAGCCAGCGCCGCTATTTGATGTTACATCTAAGTAAAGTTTACACCAGCCATTTGCTTGGCTATAATCTGATATAGCGTTAACTTGGAAACGTCTACCTTCTACATAAAACGGACATGGTAACTGTGGTTGTCTAACAAACAATCCTTGCCCTTCTTCAGAACGTACCCAAATTTCAAAGTTATTTGTTTTACCACTTTCAGGGCTTCCTTCGCCTGTTGGGTCGATTGTTTCTGGAACATATACTGGTAAGTTTCCTGCATACGCATCAACAAACATACCACCACCAAATATTTTTTGGTTTCCTTTTGATTTACTAAAACTAGATCCAGTTTGGATATATGGAGATTTAGTTAGAATTTGTCCATCAGGGTCAAGTACAAGCAAGAATCCGCCGTGTCCTTGAACTGTTAAGTTACGTAGGATAGTTGCATCGTTCATCAAGAACGCATCCATTT